AAGGCATTACGACTTTCGTCTGCGATGAAGCGGAAGAGTGGACAAGCGAAGATGAGTTCGACAAGATAATGCTCTCCATTCGCAAGAAGGGTATTCAGAACCGGATTATCATTATAATGAACCCATGCGATTCCAATCACTTCATCTACAAGAAATACATTGAGAAAACTCACAAGCTGGTAGAGATTGACGGTGTACAGGTTCAAATCTCCACTCACCCGAATGTACTTCATATCCATACCACCTACTTGGATAACTTGGAGAACCTTTCCCCGGAGTTTTTGAAAGAGGTCGAGGACATGAAGGTGAACAACCCTGAAAAGTATGCTCATGTGGTTATCGGCCGGTGGGCTGACGTTGCAGAAGGTGCTGTGTTCAAGAAGTGGGGAATTGTTGACGAGTTCCCGGCTGAATGCAAAAAAGTTGGCATAGGGCTGGACTTTGGGTATAGCATGGACCCCACAGCGATAGTTAGGTGCGGAATATGGGATAATAGACTATATCTTGACGAAGTAGATTACCGAACCGGATTGCTTTCAACCGATATAGTCAAATCGCTTAGACCCTGGGGCATGAAAACTATTGCCGATAGCGCAGATCCGAGATTGATACAAGAAATCCATAACGGGGGAATAAGGATATATGCCGTCGAAAAAGGTGCTGGATCAATCAATGCAGGAATTGACAAAATGCAAAGTCTTGAAATTTTCGTAACCAAGCGTTCATACAACCTGCAAAATGAGCTGAGGAATTATGTATGGGATAAAGATAAAGACGGAAGGTATATAAACACTCCAGTGGATGCAAACAACCACTGCTTTCGTGGAGACACACTGATTACTACCATAAATGGCGATATTCCTATCAAGGATATTCGGGTCGGGGATTATGTTCTTACACGAAATGGTTATAAAAAAGTGCTTAAGAAACACAATAACGGAGTAAGAAAAGTAATTGAAAAAGAAGTCTTTATAGGCTTTGAAAAACGAACATTTTTTGCTACCTTAGAACATAAATTTAACGCAAACGGAAAATGGAAGAAGTACGGAAAATTAACAAAAGGGGACAAGTTGTTTGTTCTATCGAATTTAACGGGAGAGTGTACAAACGGTATCCAAATGGGAAACACCCCAATTATTACTATTGGAAATTTGGACACGGAAACAAACAGAGCGAGATGCTGCATCATGCCGTTTACAAATTCTATCATGGGGAAATTCCGAATGGAAAGATTATCCACCACATTGACCACAATCCGCTCAATAACTCGATTGAAAACCTTGAAGCGGTTTCAAGAAGTGAACATAATAGGCTACATCCGGAGAAAATTGACAATATTGTCAGAATGGGTCTTAACACAAAAGGCGCATATACAAAATCAAATTGGAATCAAAGAAGAATTAAGGCAATTGCCCGATTACAGAGCGAAGAGAGAGTGTGCGAGCAATGTGGCGGACGATTCACAGCAACAAATGTTCATCAGCGATTTTGCTCAAAGAAATGCCATCACAAATGGCAGTACACCTCGCCTAAATGTACGACAGAAATGGTGTGCCAATACTGCGGAATCACATTCATGGGGAACAAGTATCTTAAGCCCAAATGCTGTTCAAAAGAATGCGCACATAAACTGCAAGCAAGTAACAGACGTAAAAACAATAAGTGAAAGCTATTGCGAGGTATATGATTTGACCATTGAAGGTGAACATGAATATTTTGCCAATGGAGTTCTTGTTCATAACTGCATTGATGCTGCAAGGTATTGGGCTTTGGGTGAGCTTCTTGGTAAGATTCAGAAGCCGAAAGATTTAACAGGAATATTCACGCATTAAAAATATAAACTATGCCATTGAATTTAGAAGAAATATTAGCATTGCCTGACATCGGGCAGAAGATAAACTACCTGAAGAAAGGTAGGAAGACTGAACTTCCCGACCGTTGCAAACTTTGGGATGATTGGAATCCGGAACGACATGAAATCATGGTTGACAAAAAGAAGTATCCGGACAGAAAAGTACTTGATAAGGAATCCGAAAAAGTATTCGATGAAAAAACTGGTAAGACTTATGAAATCGAAGCAAAGTATAAGACTGAACCGGTGAACCGTATTTCCATTCCATTGGAACAAGATATAGTGAACATTCAAACTGCTTTCACTGTTGGTACTGAGCCTTCCATAGATTGCACTCCGACTGATGATGACGAAAAGAAGCTGCTTGATGCTGTAAAGGCCGTATTCAAGTCCAATAAAATCAAGTATCAGAACAAGAAGATTGTCCGTGCTTGGTTATCCGAACAGGAAGCGGCAGAATATTGGTATGTTACCGATGATGATTCGTTTTGGGCAAAGTTCTGGAAGAAAATAAAGACTACCTTCGGGGGGAAGGTCAAGCCCACCAAGAAACTGAAAAGCGTGTTATGGTCTCCATTCAGAGGTGATAATCTATACCCATTTTTTAACGACGAAGGTAAAATGATTGCTTTCTCACGTGAGTACAAGAAGAAGCTCATGGATGATTCGGAGGTCATCTGCTTTATGACTATCACGGACAAAATGGTTTATCAATGGGATTTGTCTAAAGGGTATGAAGAAAGAACGCCTTTTGCTCATGGATTCCCAAAACTACCGGTTCTCTATGCTTATCGTCCTGAATCTTATTGCAAGAAGATAAAGACATTCCGTGTCCGGCTGGAAAAACTGTTATCTAATTATGCTGATTGTATAGACTACCATTTCTTCCCACTGCTGAAGCTAATTGGAGATGTAGAGGGTTTCATGGGTAAGGTTAAGGATAGAATGGTCAAACTTACAGGTGAAGGTGCGGATGCCCAGTATCTGACGTGGAACCAAGTTCCGGATACGGTACGTTTTGAAGCAGAAACACTCACTAATATGGCTTATGATA